TCTGCTCGAACACTATTCTCATATCACAACTGAAAAGAAAGATGAAGTTGGCCACAAACATTTCATGATTCCAATTGAGCATCAGCTCAAATGGTTTAATGGCGGTTTGGGATCTATCACTTATTTTGAAACAATTAAAAATGATAAAATATCTGTGAAGGGCGAACATCTTTATCAGATGCATATGGAATATGTGAAAAATCTCAAAATGGGAGAAATCAAAGACAACGAATTAACAGAACCAGCATACATCAAAGCTGACGGATTTGATGATTGTCTTATTGGTTTAGGTTTTCGCTTTGGTGATAGGGGCACTTTAATCTATGATCAGAAAAAAGTCATCAAAAAGCTAATGCAAGACAGTAAAATGACAGAAGAAGAAGCTTTTGAGTATTATGAATTCAATATTATTGGGGCATATGTTGGTGAAAATATGCCAATCTTTGTCAGCAACTTCACAATGGATGAGATTCAAGAAATGATTGAAGAAGATTGTTCACAAGATGAATGTTGTGGTGGAGGATGTCACCAAACAGATTCATAAGATCCATCATCTAAGGTATAAAATATATTTTTAAAGCCCAAACCCTGCAGGACTTTCATACAGTTCTGACAGGGTTTTGCTATTTTTACTTTATCTTCATTATCAATTCGCACATTAACAAAAGTAAATTTAGAACAGTCAGTTTTACCCATTTTGATTAAAGCGTCGATCTCAGAATGAATTGAGGCAATATATTTTTCTGGATTATCCTTAAATCCCCTATAAGCCCCAAACATATTTCTTCTATGCAATTTTTTAAGATTATTTATTCCTATGCTTATTAACTTATTCTTGTTATAAACAAAAGTTACATGAAAAGCTCTACCCGTTTGCCTATCCTTCTTTAAACACTTCGCTATTTCTATACATTTTTTTATTTTGGTAGTTACGCTCTTCGTCATAATAAGAGTGTAAAAAGACTAAAGGAATAAGTCAATGGCATTTTTAAAATATACAGATCTACCGATATTTGCAAATTTTATAGATCAAACCTCATTACCAAATACAGTTTCAGCACAACATTTATTCGCTGCAACAGATGCAAGCGTTAGTTTGGATGCTTCAGTGGCGACAAGCAGATTTTTAGCAAGTAAACCAGCAATGCTTATTGCAAATGGTCCATTGGAAGCTAAACTTTCATTTTCATTCTATCCAATGATAGAAGTATCAAACACAAACGAAAGGTTGAACGTACAAAAACAAAACCAAAGAAATTTTTTTGGTTTGACTGGTGATTTCGCAAATGGTCACAATATACAGTTTTCAAATTTCTTATTTAAGAAAACTTATTTGCAAAATTATTCAATTAAAATAAATCCATATCAACCAGTTGTTGTTACTGCTAATATGGTTTCTTATGACATATCAGAAATTGAAGGAAGAACTTTAGATTCTTTTGGAAAAACTTATGAAATATCCTCTGATCCAGAAAAGCCAAGATATGAAGCTCTTCATGGATTAACGACATCAATTGATTCATTAAGCCAAACTAATATTTTACCAAAAACAAAAACCTCAATAGAAATAAACGTAGATTGTCAAAGGACTCCTATATACACATTGGGAAGTAAATTCCCAGACTCTGTTGTTTTAAACACTGTCGAAAGAACTACTACTGTTCAAGGCGAAAACGTTAATTCAATAATGGATATAAACGGAAAAGAAGTTCGAGATTTAAATGTATTATTTTTACCACTAAGTTCTCTAGGAAAAGAATTAAGCAATGCCACAACAAGAGATATTTTAAACTTTAATATAAATGGTAAAATCATTTCTCAACAATTGTCAGTCGCTCAAAATTCTTCTTTAAATGGAAGAATAATTATAAAAGATATCATATTATAATATAATAATCAAATGGCTAAAAAACCATCAATCAAAAACGGAAAAGATCTAAACATCAAACCTCAACCTGTAGAAAAAATAAATTTTAAGCAAAAACCTTTTAAATTTTCAGACAAACAAAAACAATTTTTAGAAATAGCTCTTTCAGAAAATTCCAAGGTAGTTTTTCTTGCTGGTCCAGCTGGAACAAGTAAAACTTATATGTCAGTGTATGCCGCAATAAATTTATTGGGGAAAAATACTAATAAAGAAATAATTTACGTAAGAAGTATCGCAGAAAGCGCCGAAAAAGGTCTTGGTAGTTTGCCAGGAGAGGCGGACCACAAGTTCGAACCCTTCGTAACTCCACTTTGGGAAAAAATTGATGAAATGGTTTCGGAAGAACATGCTGTTTGGCTAAAGAAAAGTGAATTGTTGTCTGCAAAACCAATAAATTATCTTAGAGGTGCAAGTTGGGCCGATAAATTAATCGTCGCAGATGAAGCTCAGAACTTTTCCTATAAAGAATTAGTGACATTGATCACTCGTATTGGAGAAGGCAGTAAAATGTTTATCTGTGGTGATTTTATGCAAGCTGATATTAAATCTAGCGGATTTAAACAAATGTTTAATCTATTTAACGACGAAGAGTCTCAAGAAAATGGAATCATTTGTTTTGAATTCGACAACAATGACATTTATAGGAGCGGTATTTTGAAGTTTATCATAACTAAGTTGCAGCAAGACAAAGACAGAAACCAAAATACATAATTTAAATAATGGCTTTATATTTGATTATAATATATGGCCTTTATATTCTGCGCTAACTGCGGTTCGAAAGCTGAATACGGTTTTTCTCCACCAAATTTCTGTTCGAAATGTGGAAACTCCTATTCGCAAAGGAAAACTTTTGCATCAAAACAACAATTCAAAGAAGACCCACAAGTTGAAGACAATGAATACACTGATTTTGAAGAAGAGGAAGGCGAAAATTATTTTTCAAATTCAACTGCAGTTCCCAGAATAAGAAATATTCAAGTTGAAATTTCTGCTGTCGAAACAATTGGTTTAAAAACAGTAAAAATGTCAGATTTGATTAATGGAAATTATAATCAACAGTCATTTAAGGCTGGTAATCGCCAAAACATAAATGACGTAATTGATGAAAAAAAATCAAATTAAATTTTTTACGTTTGAGGAAAAATGGGATGTCATAAATAAGGCAATAAGCAAAAAGAAAAACAAATGGCAGCTAACTGCTATTAGTTGGATGGATTTTGATGATGTTTCTCAAATAATTAAACTCCATATATATAAAAAATGGAGCATGTGGGATCAATCGAAGCCACTTGAACCTTGGATTGGTAGGATAATTTCTAATCAGCTTAAAAATCTAATAAGAAATAATTATACTAACTACATTAGGCCATGTTTAGCGTGTCCTCATAATGGTGGAGAAGATCAATGTCTAATTTCTCCAAATGGATTGCAAAATAACTTTTGTGGTTTATATGCAAAGTGGGAAAAGCAGAAAAAAAGTGGTTATGATTTAAAGATGCCATTGCCACTAGAGAATCACAAAAAAGAAATAGAAGAAACGATAGATAATTCTTTTTTCTCTCTTGAAGTCGTTGAAATTTTAAATTCCGAAATGCAAAAAATATTAACAATTAAGCAATATAATGCTTATGTAATGCTTTTCTTTGAAAAAAAGGAAGAAGAAGAGGTTGCAAAGTTCATGGGCTATAAAACTACGGAAAAAAATAGAATGATTGGCTATAAGCAAATAAAAAATTTGAAAAAACTCTTTAGGGAAAAGGCTATTGAAATATTAAAAAATAAAGATATTTTTTATGGATAATAAAGTTTCAAGTTTAACATTTGAACAAGAGGAATTTATATTAAATAATTATAAATTGATTAGAGATTTGAATGTATTGACTAGAAAAGTTTTTGATGATGAGTCTCTTGACGGAAGAACTTTACAAGGCAAATTAATTAAAGCTTTTTTAGTTCGAAATAAAATTCAATACAAAACAACAAAGCATGTAAAGGTAGAAGCGGTAGAATTGACCGAAGCCAACAAGCATTTTATAATGCAATCTGCAGAAAATGGAATGAGTTCGTTTGCAATCGCTGAATTACTGTTTCCAGATAGGGAAGTAAAGAAGCTAGGAGCCGAACAGAGGGCTGTATTGGAACATATCCGTACAGTTAACGAAGATTTTGTTCCAAGTCAAGAAAGTGGCTTGCTGACGCAATACAGCCCACCTAAATCATATCCAAGATTAATCAAAAAAGTATTTGATTCTACTGGCACTCAACTAGAGGAATTGAAATTAGCGAGAAATCAAAAAAATTGCCTAGATAAAATGGCGATTAATTTATCAAATTCTCGATTCATTAAAATAATGAATAACTATACCTCTAAAGATGATCGCAATCTTTTTGAGGAAGAATTTGTTCGCTTAACTTGGGATAAACCAGATTTAACTGCTGACGAACTTAATTTATACATGAATGTTTGCAAGGAAATTATTAATCTCGAAGTTATAAGCAAACATTTGAATAAATTGAATGATTTATTTGAAGACGCGCAAGATCAAAATGAAATGACGGTTAAATTAGCAGAAATTATCAAAGCTAAAAGCGGTGAATACCACCAATGCGAAGGAAGAATAGAAACTTTAACAAAAAAACTTCAAGGCGATAGAGCGGAGAGGATGAAAAATAAGCAAAGAGAAAATGCTTCGATTCTTTCACTCGTTCAAATGTTTCAAGAAGAAGATGAGCGCAAAAATATGATTAGAATTGCTGAAATGCAAAAAGAATTAGTGTCAAAAGAAGCTGAACGTCTTGAAGGCATGGTCTCATTTAAAGCTAGAGTCTTAGGAATTTCAAAAGAAGATGTCATTTAACTGTTTAGAGTGTGAACAAGAATTTGATTCCGAAAGATCTCTCCATGCGCACATAAAAAAGCATGGAATTTATCTTCATGATTATTTCGTAAAACATTTTTCACGTAGAAATCTATTAACCAATGAATTACTTCCGTTTAAAAATAAAGAATCTTATTTTGAGTATGATTTTAATAGTGTGTCTGAGGTTTATGCTTGGTGTGAGACTGCTAATCAAAAAACTGTCAGAAATTATATATTAAGCAAGCTCGAAAGTAGAATTAAAAGTCGAAATTTAACTTTTGCGCCAAATGAAATTGAACTTTATACAAGTATGCTTCCAAGCATATCTATATATAAAAAATTCTTTAAAAGTTATACGTTTGCATGCGAAGAAATTGGGACAAAGCCAATGTTTAATGCAAAAATTCCAGACGGATTCTGGAATAACGACTCAATTAAAGATTTAATAATTTTAACTGACACTAGGGAGCAGGAACCTTTATTTTTTGAAAAACAATTAGTTAGAAAACTTGATGTTGGCGACTATGCGATCCAAGATTATTTTGATTATACATTTGTTGATAGAAAATCTGAAGGGGATTTCAAATCCACATTGAGTAAAGACAATTTTTTAAGATTTAAAAGAGAATTAGATAGATGTAGAGCAATGGATTGCTATTTATTTGTTGTTATAGAGTCTGATTTAAAAAAATTAGACGACTCAAATAAAAAATCAGCTCACAAAGCAAATATGAAATATATTTATCATAACATGCGAGTATTGCAACACGAATATAGAGACTGTTGCCAATTTGTTTTCTCTGGAAATAGAAAAAATAGTGAATATTTAGTTCCAAGAATTTTATTTCATGGAAAAAAGATTTGGAATGTTGATTTACAATATTTCATTAACGAAAAAAAATTATGAGCTGGGAACTTGGAAATCAAAAGAGTAGAAACATAAATAAAGACATCAATAAACTAATTCTTGAGAAAGAAGGTTTTTTGGACGAGAGAGAAGCTAAAGTTTTATTGTATAAATTTCTAAGAGAGAACCCATCTTTCACTTCAGAGCTATTAACTGGAGTGGAATTGTTTCCATTTCAGCATATGGCTATTAAGGCCATGTTTCAAACTGATTATTTTCTGGGAATTTGGAGTCGTGGTCTTTCAAAATCGTTTACCACTGGCGTTTTTGCTATTTTAGATGCAATTATGCATCAAGGCGTTCATATTGGCATCATATCTAAATCATTTCGTCAAGCAAAAATGATTTTTAGGAAGATTGAGGAGATTTCTAAGACAGTTAAGGCTTCCATGTTCGCAGAGGCCATTACAAGGGTTTCTAGAGGCAATGATGAGTGGTTTATGGAGATTGGTAGATCTCGAATTACGGCACTGCCATTAGGTGATGGCGAAAAGCTTCGTGGTTTTCGTTTTCAAAGAATGATTATCGATGAATTTTTGTTGATGCCAGAAAAGATCTTTACAGAAGTTATAACTCCATTCTTGGCAGTTGTAGAAAATCCAACTGAAAGGCAAAACATTCACAACATGGAAAGCAAAATGATTGCCGAAGGAAAAATGACCGAAGACGAAAGAACGATTTGGCCCAACAATAAAATTATTGGATTATCTTCTGCAAGTTATAAGTTTGAATATCTTTATAAGATATATCAAGAATACGAAAATTTAATTAATGCAGAAAATAACAAAAATCTAGCTCATAGAGTGATCATGCATTTTAGTTATGATTGTGCGCCAAGTCAATTGTATGATGGAGCCGCATTACAACAAGCAAAAGCGACCTTAAGTGAGTCTGCTTTCGAAAGAGAGTATGGAGCTGTTTTTACAGATGACAGCAGTGGATATTTTAAAGTAAGTAAAATGATGGCATGCACAATTAAAGATGGCGAAGGCCAATCTGTTGAAATTGCTGGTGACCCAAATGCCAAATATATCCTAGCATTCGATCCTTCTTGGTCAGAATCAGAAGGATCTGATGATTTTG